CAGACTAGTAGAGTTGTAGCCACTCTAGCATCCGAAGATGATCTGACTTGCTCAATTACAGGCAGCAGTGTTGTGAGGTACACTGGCGAAAAACGGCCTGACTAAAATATCGACAAGGAAGATTGTCGATTGGCGAACGCATCGCCACTCTCTAAGACTGCCCCTTCCACCACGGAGGGAGAAGGACAGCCGGCACAGTCTGTGTAGCACAACTCAGGCCATAATCAGCAAACAAGATCGCTGATAGACCAGAAGTTGACAACAGTTGACCGTACCCAAGATTGCCAAGCAACATGTTAATCTCAATGACTTGGATTTCCGTCAAACGATAACGACGGTAAACTTCAAAATCAGAGACAACAAAAGCAGGATAATCATCATGATTGCCAATCTTGTACTCAAAAATAGAGGAGAGATCCAGAGTTCTAGATCCTAAGGAGAATCTCTTCTTCATCATGTCAATGAGCGTGAAATGAGCACGCGGATAAGCACTGACAAGAAGGGAGGCCTGAAAAATTGCGGCACGGTCCTTGAGAGATTTTCCTTTACCACCAAAATTAGCCAAATCCCCACGACAACAACCAGAGAGACGAAGGAGAACTCCCACATTCAAAAGCGGTCTGAGACATCCGGAGACATCCCTGACGGGCGAATGTTTAAGGAATTGAAGGTCATGATAAGACTCACAAGCCTGCACAGTGAGAATATAACCAGCTCTCTCACCTCCGGCAATAATGCCAGCGGTGGAGAAATCTCCAACATCAGCAATGGAGGACATGAAAAGTTGACATGCAAAGTTGTTGATAGCGGTGGTGATAGTAGAACCTGAATAAAGAAAGGGTGTCTTAGGTTGAAGCTCAACGTACTGACGTGGGTCATCGACCGAGTAAATACGCACAGGCGTAAAACATTGTTCGATCAATAATGCAACAGTAGAGTGAGTACGCTCTGGAAACAGCTGCGCAAAAGCCTGAAAGACTGCTGGGCCATGCGACCCATCGCAACTACTAATATCCAGATTATACATCTGAACTCCCGTGGTGGTACGTACGGAAAGACAGCTATCATCAGAAAAATAAACAAAATAATACACTCCAGGCGGGTTGATGAGCTTTTCAAAAATGCTGACCAAATGAAACGGCTCTGGGCTCTTACAGAACTCCATGTCCCCTCCTCGATAATGTATAATTTCGCTAGCTTGCGCAGTTTTCAAGAATTCAATGATGCGGAACCCCAAAAGTGAGGCCTCCGTCCCATAATCCCCAATAATGCGTGGATATTTTTCTGGCTTAGCAAATTCATCCGGCTTCTCCTTACCAGTAACAGCACGCTCAATCCACGTAGGAGAGGTGAAAAAGCGTCCATCGGCCACCATATTAACATAGGCATCAATGCGCAACAACCTCTTTGGATGAGGATCAGCATGATGTTCCCTAGCTTCCGTAATATGGTCAGTATAAGAACTGAAATAAGGGTAATACAACCCGGCCAAATGCGCAACGTACTGGTCGCGACCCATACAAAACTGCTTCTGGTTAACAAACAACAACGAGTCAAAACCCGGGCGCTCTGGTTGTCGACGACACAACAAGCGCCTCATGGCAAGCCTAACATTATTGTTCGAAACGGAATAAACGACACCGTTGTGGGAAACAGCGGGGCCGAAGCATGTTCTGTACCTCTTATCGGGATTATGGCGATCGCCAGGAGGAAAGCGGATCTCGCCATCCCGAAAGAATTGTTTACCGCGCGTCACACAAAACCTGTTATTAAAGACAAAAGGCTTGTCTACTTCACAGTTTTGTGTAAAGATGCGGAAGGGACCGTCCGATCGAGGAATCGT